GGGCGCCGTATCCGCCCAGCTGGTCGACGAAGTCATCCGAACCGCCTACGCGCTCGGCAAGTTCGACGGCGTGATCGAGTCGGTCCGCACCAACATCGAGGCGCAGCAGCGTCTGTGCTCGCTGCAGAAGCTCTCGTGATTTCCCCGACGATGCGCGCGTCAACCCCCTACGGAGATCCGGCCCCGTCGCGCAAGCCGGGACTGCCTGATCGAGGCCTGCGACCAGTACACGAGCTCGCCGCAGATCGTCCGCACGGCACGCGGCTACGTTACCTGGCCGGCTGCAAATGCTTTCAGTGTCGGCGAGCGAATAGCGATTACGAGCGGCAGCGCCAGGCAGCACGCGCGGCGGGTGATTGGAACGGCATCGTCGACGCTGGCCCAGCCCGAGCGCACCTGCGCAGGCTTTCGCGACTCGGTATCGGCCGGCGCGTGGTGTCGGAGGTGTCGAACGTGGCGCAGACCGTTCTCGCGGAAGTCAAGAGCGGCCGCAAGAAGCGCATCCGAGCGCGTACTGCGCGACGGATTCTGTCGGTCGGAACGGCCCAGCGCGCCGACGCTGCTCTGGTGCCGGCGGGCGCGACGTGGAAACGCATCGACGCGCTGCTCGAGGAAGGATTCACGAAGTCGCGCATCGCGCGAGAGCTCGGTGCGAAGACGCCTGCGCTACAGATCCGCCGCGACCTGGTAACGGTGCGCACGGCGGCGAAGGTCGAGACCTTGTGGAGGAAATACCAATGGTGACGCCTACGGAAGACGCCTGGGATCGCGAGTGGGACGCGCAAGCGCACACCGTGACCGAATACCGCACCGAGATCCGCGAGCTGCGTGAGCGAATCATCTGGTACGTCTCGCGCATCGAAGCGCTCGAGGCCGAGGTGCGCGAGCTGCGCGCGAACGACGCGCGATGGGTGATGGAGCCGTGAACCTCTGGTGCGAGCGCCCGATGACGCCCTGGCACGTCCAGAAAAGCCGCGTTCATGGCCTCGGCGTATTCGCGCGCAAGTTCATTCCGGCAGGAGCGGTCTGGTGGAGCGGCAAGCGCGAAGAAGTCATCGAGATCACGCGGCGCCAGTACGAGGTGCTGCGTGACTCACGCCCGAGCCGGATGCTCGCCGACATCCACGAGCACAGCTACTTCGACGCGGCCTCGGATCGCTTGTTGTTCATCTGTAACGACGGCCGCTATATCAATCATTCATCGACGCCGAACGTGGCGATGCACGGCGACGCGCTGACCTCGATCGCGCTGCGCGACATCGACCGCCACGAGGAGTTGTTCGAGGACTACCGGACGTATGACCGGTGCCCGTGGGCGCGCCTGTGGGGCGAGTTTGGAAAAGAGCTGGGAGTGTGGAGGTGACAATGAGCCGCGACCAATTGGTAGACCTTCTTCGCCACGTCCGCGACGGCCTGCGTCGGCTGGACCCGACCTGGTGCGAGTTGAACGACCAGCAGCAGATCAGCGACGAGGAGCTCGACGAGATCATTGGCGAGGTCGAGGAAGCGTGCGAGGAGATCGAGTCGTGAGCACGTACTTCTACGGGATGTCCGACCTCGAGCTCGTCGGTCACGTTAACGCGATCCCCGACGCGAGCGAGCTCTCGCAGGCGCTCGCGGTGCGCGTCAAGTCGCTCGTCGAGAAGCGCGAGGATCTCGCGCGCGAACTGGGGAAAACGAGGGCCGAGCTGCTTGAGCTGCGGATCTCAATCGGCGAGGACAAGCTCGACGCTTACCGTGAAATTGTGGAGAACGCATGAAACCGCGAGTTTTCAATTTGCTGACGATGTGCATCGAGATCGGAGTCGCCCGCGGAATCATGCGCGCGCACAAGCATAACGACGCGCCGGATCGCGACGATTTCGAGCGCGAGGTCGTGAGGTCGATCATGGAGGAATTCGATGAATGGTTTATTTTCGATGAGCACAACGATGCCGGCGAACATTGAAGCCCGCGGCAGACCGCCGCGCGTCACGCTCGAGCAGTATCGGCGGATCGTCCAGGTGCGGATGGCTCGCGCGGCGATCCCGACCGACAAGGAACTCGCAATCGAGCTCGGCTTGAATCCGTTCACGGTCGCGAACGTGTTGCGGCGCGGGATTAGAGCCTACGAGAAGGTGCTGCGGCCGGCGATCAAGCGACGTAGGAAAAGAGCCCGATGTTTCTGACAGTGTCCGAGATCGAGCAGCTGACCGGCCGCAAGCGTCCGACGCACCAGGCGCGGCAGCTCGAGCTCATGGGGATACCGTTTCTGCGGCCGCCCAGGGTTGGCAAGGCGCGCGCGCCGGTGGTGTTGCGGTCGGCCGTTGAGGGACTGGTGCCGAGCACTAGAGTTCTAGCAGAGCCAAAATTGCGGCTGCCTAAGCAAAGCGCATGATTTACTGCATCAGAAACTCGTCTGCGAACTCCGTGAAAATTGGCTACACAGGCCGAGACATTGGCAGACGGCTTGTAGAATTGCAGACCGGATCGCCTCATAAACTGGAGCTTGTCTGCGTTTCGTATGGGAACTTAAAGCAAGAAAAATCGATTCATTTTTACTTGAGAAATGCGCAAAGCTGTGTGTTATCGGGTGAGTGGTACAAAGCGAGACACAAGGAAGTGTTATCTGTTGTTGCCGCCATCCGCCTCCAGGCAATAGACGTTTGGTTAGCTTCTCAAGCGTCGAAGAAAGCGAGGACCGATTACCGACGTGTCGTTTATCAGGAAAAAGAAGCGCAAGAGGTGCTGTGTAGCCGTGGATTTGAGCTCAATTTTCTAAGAATGCGGCAAACTGAGATTTTTAATCGCGCAAGACAGCCACAGTTGCCGGATGTTCGGATGGCTTTGTCGCGTCTTTTGCCGACGGTAGGCCGACGACGTGCCGAGTCGTTTTTGAGAGAGAATTTCGGTGCTAGCAGAACGACGGCAAAAAGACTAGTTTTTGAGTATCTTAGCCAATCAAATGATGAAGTAGTCGACGCCATCAGACTGGCCGGCGAGAATCGACAAATTGCGGAATGCAGCGTCGCACTGCGATGCGTTGAGAACGTAGCGGAACTTTGACATGACCAGAACGCGGAAAAAGGATCGACACCTGCCGGCGTGCGTCTATCTCAAGCATGGCGCGTATTGGTACGTCCAGAAGGGCCGGTGGACGCGCCTCGGCGCGGATCTGCAGACGGCCCTGGCTGAATACGCGCGGCTGCGAGAACGGCCGAAAGGCGGCATGGTTGCCCTGATCGATGACGCGCTGGCCCACATGAAGCCAAAGCTCGCGAAGTCCACCATCGAGCAGTACGAGGTCGCAGCGAAGAAGCTGCGGGAGATTCTGGCCGAGTTCGCACCGGAGCAGGTGAAACCCAAACACGTCGCCGCGATTAAGGTCGCGCTGCGCGATCACCCGAACATGGCGAACCGTTGCCTCTCGGTGCTGCGGTCGGTTTTTGCGTTGGCGGTGGAGTGGCAGCTCGTTGAGTCGAACCCGTGCGTCGGGATCAAGCGCCACGTCGAGGCGAAGCGAGACCGCTACATCACCGACGAGGAGCTCGCGGCGATTCGCGCGGCCGGCTCGCCCAGGTTTCAGTGCATGGTCGATCTGTTGTACTTGACCGGCCAGCGTGTCAGCGACGTGCTGGCGATCCGGCTGGCCGACCTGACGGCCGAGGGCATCCGGTTCAAGCAAGGCAAGACGGGCGCGAAACTGCTCGTCGCCTGGACGCCGGAGCTGCGCGCGGTGGTGGAACGGACGAAAGGCCTGGGTGGAAATATTCGGGCGCTGACGCTGTTCTACACGCGACGCGGTGGCGTGCCGGCGTATACGACGGTGAGGGATCAGTGGGATGCGGCCTGCAAGGCGGCCGGAGTTGAGGGAGCCCACATCCACGACATTCGAGCGAAGTCATTGACGGATGCGAAGCGGCAGGGATTGAACCCGACGGCCTTGGCCGGTCACACCTCGGCGGCGATGACCGAGCGGTACATCAGAGCGCGCGAGACGCCCGTGGTGCAGGGGCCGGGTTTTAGACAGTCTAAATAGACGCGAGTAGACACGCGCATTAAGTCATTGAATGAATGAGGCTAATTTTCACACGCCGATAATGCAGCACTATCTACACAATGCGTAGGTAAATGCCTAAAAATACAGGGAAAATGTAACACGCACGTCTAATAAGATTTCCGAATTTGCAGCGGAAAAAGTGCAGGAAAATCAACGTGCGTGTTTTTGGTTTTGGACAGCTTCAGAGCGGCAGGACGCCAGCTCCCGAATCGCCCGCAGCTTGAGCTCCGCCTCGTCGACGCACTCGAGCGCGTCCAGGTAGGCGCGGGCGAGGTCGCCATTCGTGGCGAGCTCTCGGCCGGCCGGGCGGCAGGGTTCAGTCAGCGCGACCGGGATCGGCGGGCAGGTCTCGACGACCACGGAGCGCGTCGCGCACGCGGTCAGGGATAGGGTCGCGAGACCAATCCCGAGACGGCTGATCGTTCGTAAGCGCATCGGCGAGATCCTCCCGTGATTGGTTTGCGCGTCGCCGGGCGGCCGCGAGGTCGCGATCGAGCGCGGCGATCGTCGCCTGCTGCTCGGCGAGCGCCTCGGCGAACCGGGTGCCGGCCTCGGCGACGGAGGCCTGCCAGCGCGCCCGTTCTGCCCCGACGCCGCGGTCGTAGGCCCACCCGTAGGCGAGCCATAGGCCGAGGGCGAGCGCCGCCGTGGCGGCCCCGTATGCGGCCAGGCGAAGGGTGAGCCAAGGCGGGATCATCGGTCGCGCGGATCGACGCCGGCGAGCATGGAGGCGTACCAGAGCAGCTTCCGGGCATCCTGCTCGACGGAGTCCTTCAGGCCGAGCCGCCAGTTGTACTTCGCGATCTGCCCGCGCAGGTAGCCCTGCCACTCGGCCGGCGAGAGCTGTGCCTGGATGGCGTCGATGCACTCGATCTCGCCCGCTCGGTAGTGGGCCGGATTGATCGGGTCGGTCATAACTTCCTGCCTCGGAACCATGCGGCGCCGGCGTGAACGACGACGAGCTCGGGCTCGAGGAGCCGGCCGGCGTGGTAGGTGAGCACGACGAAGCCGCTCGCCCAGTTCAGCGGCGCCGCCTCGGTGTAGTTGAACTGCGGCCCGGCGGGCTCGGCGAGCGTGCCGGTGTCGACGCCGAAGCGCCGGCCGCGGTAGTCGGCCCACGGCGTCACCTGGAGCTTGTGCAGGTGGCCGTGCACGTAATGCGTGCCCGCCCGGAGCGTCGAGTTGTACGCGGCGTGGATGCCGCCGCCGACCGGGCGGTGGCGGATGACGGTCCAGCCGTCGGTGCCGGCGTTGACGTGAACGGACCAGCCGGCGCGCCATCGCGGCAGGTAGTCGATCAGCGTCGAGCCGGTCATCTCCTCGAGCTCGGGAGCGTTCGCGCTCAAGTAATTTTCGAACCGCGCGTCGTGGTTGCCGATCGTGCGGATCAGTTCCGCACCGCCCGCCGCGCGCTCGAGCTCGGCGCATCGGTCCTGCACCGCGTGCAGCTCCTCGCGCAGCTCGGGCTGCTTCTCCCACATGATCCGCGCGTGCCTCGAGATCCGCGCGCCGTCGAGTAGGTCGCCGTTGAGCACGACCATCGCCGGCTTCAGCTCCTTCGCGAGCGTACAGAGAGCCTCGTGCGCCGGCGTGACGATTCCCGGCCAGTAGTGACAATCGGAGGCGACCAGGACGACGCCGTTCTGGACGATGACGCCCATCTCGCGCTCATACTGCCTGGCGCGGCGCTCGGCGGTCTGCTGGACCGCTCTGCCCTTTTGGCTATACGGGCTCGCGTTGACCTGCGCGTTCGCGCTCGGGAGCACGATGCCGTGCTTGGCCTCGAGGCGGCGTCGGCGCTCGTGGATCTGCCGCACCGATACGCTGAGAGCCTTCGAGACGAGTCTCGGCTCTTTGTATCGGTGCCACGTTTGGATGAACTCTGCGTCGCTTACCTTTGGCGCTGGCATCTAATCCCCGCGGGGTGGCCTTTGGAATTCGAACGTCACGAGCGCCTGCATAAGCAGCGCCGCGAGGTTGTCGACGAAGGTTTCGTCGTGCGAGAGCTCGTGATTCATCATGTCGAGGAGCGCGTGCACGAGCTCGTGGCAGAAGGTCGCCTGCAGCTGCGTCTCGAGCGGATCGGAGAGCAAGTCGATACGAAGCCGGTCCGGTATCCAGACGCCGACGACGCCCTTGCCGTGCCGCCACCGCGAGCGCGGGATGACGCGGACGTTTATCGTGTGGCCGAGGAGCTGGAATCTCGCAGGGATTCCGGTCGCCACGGCGTCAGCGCTCGGTGAGCGGTTTGGTCGTGGCGAATCGCAGCGCGATATTCCCGGCTGCGACCGCGGCGGCGACGGTCGCGAGGCCGTTCGGGCCGATCTGCGAGAGCACGAACTCGCGCACGGCGGAGTCGGCGAGCAGCGCGGCGGCGAACGCGGCGACGGTATTCAGCCACACGAGGCGGGAGCGCCAGGCGCCGCGGAGGTAGGCTTTGATCTCGTTCATGTGATGTTCCTCAGGTTGGTCGCGATGCGGCGAGCCTAGCCGCGGCCGAAGGTCGACCAGGTCGGCAGGCTTGCCATGAACTCGAGCCGCGCGCCGTTGAAGCGCGCCGCGAGCGCCGGCCCGTTGAAGGTCCGCGCGGCGGCAATCGTCGCCGGCCCTACCACGCCGTCGTCGCGGACGCCGATCGCGCGCTGCAGCCACCGGATCGCCTGGGCGGGCCCGGAGTTGATCGCGGCGTCGAACACGTCGAAACGAACGGCGGCTGGGAGCTCGTCGGCGCGGACGGCGTCCCAGTACTTCGCGCGATAGATCCGCCGCGCCTCGGCGAGCGGGAAGTCGCGCATCGAGCCGCGGTAGCCGTTCTCGCGGGCGACTCGTTCGGTCACGCCGAAGCGCGTCGCACCGCCCGGATCGTCCGGGTGATCGACGTAGCCGCCCTCGTGCGCGATCACGCGCCCGAAGGCCTCCTCGAATTGCATCAGACGAAGAAGATCAGCTTGACGAGGATGCCGGCCATGCCGGCGAGGATGCCGAGGGAGACTTTGTTGATGATGTTCTTGAAGTCCCGCATCTCGGTCGTGAAGACCGCGAAGTCGCGCCGGATGCCCTCGTAGCGTTCGGCGCACACCGCTTCGTGCGCGGCCAGTTTCGTCTCTACTTCGCGCAGACGCTCCTCCTGCGCGACGAGCCAGGCGTCGGCGCTCACGGCTCTGACTCCGAGACCGCCGGCCCCTGCTTCGGCAGCATCTGTTCGACCTGCACGCGCAGCTTCAACCAGAGGCCGTGCGCGTTCGACGATGTCGGCAGCTGACCGAGCATATTCACGACATCACAGGCCTCTTGAAGGGTCATCTCGATCTTGACGTTTTCCATTATTGGCCGCTCCACGGCAGGGGATGAGAAACGGTTGGCGGGTTCTTGAGGTTCGCGATCTGCGCCTCGACCGCAGCTTCGGTGGCGTCCTTATCGACGCCGCTCGACCAGATCCATGCGAGGACGTCGGCCTCGGTCAGATCGGCGTATGGCGTGAACTCCTCCTCGGGTTCGGCGACGGCGCAGGTCGCATAGACCGACGCCGCGTGATCGCCGTCGACGCCGGAGCAGCGCCAGTGCACGTTAAACACGACGTCGTCGAGATCGTCGCGCTGCGGGTAGCACTCGAGGTGCGAGATCGTCCAGGTGATGACGGTAGACATTAAGCGGCCTCCAGAGCGGACACTTTCGCCTCGAGGGATTCGATGCGGGTCATGGCTTCTTGCAGGGCGACGGCGGCTTTCCAAAACAAAACGCTATCCTTAAATCCGTACACCTCTTTTCCTTCAAGGTCTGGGTTCGCGATAACGTCTTTTTCATTTGCGATGCGCGTCGTCACCAAACCTGGGCTGACCGCTTTTACCTCTTGTGCAATTACGCCCAGCCGAACCAAAGCCTCGTCGCCCTGCTCTGCTACTTCTTGCCGAACTCGGAACTTGCGAAACTGAATAGCCTTGATGTCATCCCACTGCGAATTTGCGTCTGTAATGTCCTGTTTGAGTCGCTCGTCAGAGACCAGCGTTCCGTATGTTCCTGTTGTGTTTAAGCAAGTGCCCGCACGAGTGACCACAAGGCGGTATGCGTTGTTGGCAAACGTGTTGTTTGCGCTTGATGAAGAAATGTCATACGACCCGTTTTCGTATCCATTTGCTCCCGTTGCCCAGTTACGATTGTTCGCGCTAGCGGTGTTGTCTGGGGACACAGAAAAAAGTCTTGATAATACAAATCCTGGCTGCGTGCCAAGGCTGTAATCATTTGTAGTACCAAAAAGAGCCATTCCCCCTGCGGTGATGCGGGCGCGTTCGGTGCCGACTGTGCTGAATGCAATAATTTGAGCGGACTGTGGCGCAGAAATAACGGCTTCGCCGCTGGCGTTGACACTTATATCTAAACGCTTTGCGCCGCCTGATCCCGACTCTTCAAGACGAATTGCTGGTGTGGTGTCAACAATTTTGAGGCGCGTTCCAGCAGTTTCAGAGGTGGTTCCAAGTAACTGATTACCAGACGCCGTCAGCGTCATCGCCTGCGTGAACGTGATGGCGTTGCCTGCGGTGCCGGAAAGGGCGCTGTACCACTTATGCCCGCCATCCACCGTGTCTTGCGCGTAATAAAGTGCGCGGTTCGTAGTCAGGTATTTCCACGCGGTGTCGTAGAACGCATTGTTCGACAACCATGTATAGCCGCCTTGGCTGTTAGTCAGCGCGGAGTAGTTGCCGACTTGAAATGACTTGATGCCACTTCCCCACGCACTCGGCGTGACGCCCAAGCCGAAGTTCCCGGAGGAATCGAGCAAAAGGGAGGACGCAGGAGCCGATCCGCTAAATTGCACAGCGTCCGTACTTCCTGCCGTGCCTGCCCCTTTTATTCTAAATGTTCCGCCGACATCACAACGAAACCGCTCCGTCCCGGTGCTGAAACTGTTTGCTTGGCTGCGGTATACAAGCGCATCGTCGCCCGCAGGAAAACCCAAGATGCCCGAATCGCGGATGCCGGAAACTCCCCAGCGAACATACGGTGCATACGAATCGGTCGGCGCGGTGATAATTACCTGCGAATCAGCGCCGGAGTTCAAAGCGCGGATGTTGCCCACAATATCCAATTTGAAAACGGGCGAACCCGTCCCGAGTCCCGCGTTCCCGCCCGAGAACACGAACGCCATGACGTTCGTCCAGTTCGTCGTGTCGGCCGACGGGTCGGTCGTGCCCGCGCCGCCGACGATGCGGCGGTAGATCTGTCCGTTCGCGGGCGACCAGACGACGGCGCCGAGCGCGTAGGTCGTGCCGCTCACCCAGAGCGTCGCGCCTGCAGAGCCTGCGGCGGCGTTCGCGGAGTTGACCGCGAGCGTCGTGTTCGACGACACCGTCGTCGCGTTGCTGCTGACCTCGACCGCGTTGTTATAGACGTTCGTGGCGACGGCGTTCGTCTCGGAGCGGAACGTCGGCAGCGCCGCGAGGAAGGCGTCGCCGCGGGTCGCAAAATTGGCGGAATCGTCGCGGCTCGGCGGAGTCGGAAGCGCGGCGATAGGTGTCGGTGAAGTAGGCATTAGGTCATACCCTCAACGTCAAGGCTGTAAAAGGAGACGGTCGGATACGCGACGTCGAGCTCGAAGTCGCGGTAGAAGCCGAAGACGGTCAGCGGTTCGTAGGTGCCGGTGTCGTCGCCGATCCAGACGACGGGAGTCGCGCGCAGACTGGCGAGCAGCGTCTGGATCGTTCCCGCCGCGCCTGCGCTAACCTGCAGCCGCGCCCGGAGCCGCTTCGAGAACTTGCCCTGCTCGAGCGAGACGACGCCGGTCGCATCGTTGACGGTCTTCTTCGAGTAGTCGCGGATGCCGGCCGTCGCCCCGTACTGCGTCGTGCCGAGCGCGTACACCGTCCCGACGATGAAGCCGCCGCACTTGATCGTGCCGCCGCCGGTGATCGAGACCGTCACGCGCGCGCTGCCGTAGGGCGGCAGGTTCGTGAGCACGAGCGAGCTGCGCTGCGAGAACGGCTCGTAGAAGTACTGATACCAGTCCGAGACCGACGACTGTTCGAGGCTGATCGTCGCCGAGTAAACCGTCGGCCCGCCCGACCCGTCTGTGACCGTGACGGTGACCGAGGTGCCGACGAGCTCGATCAGCGCGAGCGAGTTGACGATGCCCGGCGCGATCGTGACCGTGAGCGGCGACGAGCCCGTGGTCTGCGTGTTGACCTCCTGGTCGAACATCGCCCAGCGGAGCGTCGGCCCGACGTCTTCCCAGTTCGTCGGATCGCTCTCGGGCGCCGTCGTGCCCGCGCCCGCCGTCTTGCGCTTGTACACGCGGTGCGTCTGCGTGCGAATCCGCAGGTCGCCGATCGCGTAGGTCGTACCGGAGACCCACGCGGTCTCGGTCGCTGCGGGTTCCGCGACGGTCGAGCTGATGAACTGCGAGTCGCCGATCGTTGTGGGTCGGATGAGTTTCATTTAGTCCGCCGGCGTTGTGACCAGTGCACCGTTGCCGTCCCACTCCTCGAGCAGACGGCTCGTCTTCTTCGTCGCTGCGGCGATCTCCGCCTGGCCCGACTCGACCGAGCCGCGCAGCGCGATGATCGCGTCGGTCGAGCGGTTGACCGCCGCCGAGATGATCGAGCCGATGTCGAGGATCGACTCGTTCAGGAGCTCGACCGCCGTCGCCGTGCGTTCGGCGTTGCGCGCGGCGAGCTCGCTCTCGGAGATGAACGACTCGAGGATCGCCGAGGACGGCGCCGCAGCCGCGAGCTCGGCGAGCGTCTTTCCGCTCGTCTCGAGGTATTGACCAATCGGCGCGAACGCCTGCGCGATCGTGAGCAGCTCGTTAAGCCGCTTGCGGCCCTCGGCCGACGATACGTCGACGGATTCGACCAGGCGGCGGAAGTCGTCGCGGCTTCGCAGCGGCCCGGTGATCCCGAGCGCCTCGAGCTGCTTCTGAATCGACCGCGCCTGCAGCCCCGCCTGCTCGTCCTGCGTGTAGAAGTTCTGGACGAACGAGGCCGCCTTGGCGATGAACTTGTCGAGCCCGCCCGCGAGCCCGACGAGCTCCTCGCGCGCGGCGACCGAGAGCTTTGCGACGCGCGAGAACACGCCGCCGAGGCGGTTCATGTCGGTCGCGAAGACCTGCAACGTGGCGACGCGCTCAAGCGTCTGCGCGAACGTCTCGCCCGCCTTCTGGAACGGCACGAGCGCCCCGCCGAGTGCGCTCGCAAGCGCCTCGCGGTAGCCTTCGAACGCGTCCTCGAGCGCCTTCTCGTTCGCCTTCTCGTCGTTGCTGAGCTGTACGCGGATGCGGTACTGCACGTTCGCGAGCGCGTTGACCGAGAGACCGAGCGCGTCGGCATAGGCCCGCGCCTGGTCGTAGACGGCCATCGCCGTCTGGTTGAGCTGCTCGTCCGTGTCGACGCCCAGCGCCGAGTAGTCGGTGCCGTACTTGTTGCTGCGGAACCAGCCGCCCTTTTTCTTCCAGTCCGAGTAGCGGCGCGCGTCGACGGCGCCCGTCTCGATCGTGCCCTCAATGCCGGTTGCGACGACCTCCTTCGGGCCGCGCGAGAAGCCCTTCACGAGCAGCCCGATACCGAGCGCGATCGGGCCGAGCGTGCCGACCAGGGCGCCGAGTCCGGCGGCGATCGAGCCGAGCGACCCGGCGGCGAGTCCGCCCGAGAGCATCGAACCGGCGCCGGCGAGCGAGCCCATGATCGTCGCGCCCGAGCCGTAGGCGGCGAGGCCGTAGCCGATCCCTGAGGAGAGCATCCCGCCGATGCCGGCGATCGAGCCGATCGAGCCGAGCAGGCCGCCGCCTCCGCCGATCCCGCCGAGGCCGCCCGTCGAGGCACCGGCGACGCCAGGCATACCGCCCATGACGCCACCGATCGCGCCGGCGATCGGCGCCATGACGGCGCGGATGGTCGGCTCGAGGATGAGCGTCTTGAACGCGTTGCGGAGCGTCGAGCGGAAGGCCTCCATGAAGCCCTTGCCGGACTCGAAGGCGCGCATCAGCGCGTCGGTGAGGCCGTCGTAGATAGCCTTCGTCGTTTCCTTCCAGGCGTCGCGGGCCTGTATCGCCGCCTGGACGTGGACGCCTTGCTGCTTCTCGTCGGCGAGCTTGCGCAGGTTCGCCGCCTGCTCCTGGTATTCCTTCGTGACTTCGTCGTTGATGCCCGACTGAATCCGCAGCTGCGCGTTTTGCGAGGCCGTCGCCGCGGCATCCCGCAGGCGCTGGATCTCGAGCCGCGCGATCTGATCGGTCGTCAGACCCGCCTCGGCGTTCGCCTTGCGCTGCGCCTCGATCTGCTTGACGAGATCCTCGTTCTGCTTGCCGATCGTCTCCGAGAGCTTCTTGCGAGCCTCGTCGGCCGCGCGCTGCGCGTCCCGATCGTTGAGAGCAGCGGTCGCCGCTGCGAGCTTCGTCTCGATCTCCGCGCGCTGCGAGGCGGTCAGCCGCAGCGTCTCGTCGTTGAGCTTCGCGCGCACGTCGATCTCGAGCTTCTGCGCGTCGGTCAGCTTGCCGCGCGTGGCGATCTCTGCGCTCACGGTCACGAGCTGCTTGTTGAGCGAGTCGGTCAGCTTCCCGTACTCATCGGCCGCCCGCTTGACCGCCTTCGCGTTTTCGTCCGCGGCGAGCGCCGCCGTACCCGATGCGTCGGCGTTGCGGCGTGCCGCACCGACGATCGTCGCCGTCGCCGTGATCGACGCGTCTGCGGAGTTCGACCAGGCCTTCGAGATGACCTCGCTCGTCGTCTTCCAGCCCGCGGAGATGTCCCGCCCCGCCGTCTGGATGATCTCCGCCGCCTTCGAGAAGTCGCCGTTCGTGGCCGCCATGAAGGCGCGCCAGGTCGCGGAGGCGGTAATCGAGAGCGTATTGAGCCCCTCGGCGACCGCCATCACGGCGGTGAATAGGGACTTGAGCACGACGCCGAGGAGCTGCGCGGCGGTCTTTAGCGCATCGCCCTCGGTCATCGCCTTGAGGAAGCCGGCCGCCATGTTCGTGAGCGACGGCATGAGCTCCGAGACGGCTTGCCGGGCGACGCCCGAGACCGCCATCGACATCAGCTCGAGCGTGTCGTTGAACTGCTCCGCGGCGCGCGCGGTCTGCTCGTCCATCGAGAGGCCGAGCTTGCGCGCCATCTCGTCCATCTCGCGCAGGCCCGCCGAGCCGGCGTTGAGGAGCGGAATCATCTCGGCGCCGGACTTGCCGAATAGCTGCACGGCGAGCGCCGTCTTCGTCGCGCCGTCGGTCATCGCGGCGAACCGATCGGCGACGTCGCGCAGCACGATCGTCGTACTGCGGAGCGACCCGTCGGTGTTGCGCGTGTCGATCCCGAACGCCTGCAGCGTCTTCGAGTTGTTCGCGATCTGGATCGAGAGCTTGACGAGCCCCTTCTCCATCGCGTCCGTGCCGACGCCCGCGAGCTGGAACGCGAGCTGCAGCCCGGCGACGTCTTTAGTTGCGACGCCGAGTTTCTGAGAGAGCTTGAACGCCTCGTCGCCCGCGTCGATCGCGCCCTTGATCCAGGACGAAAAGCCGGCCACGCCGACCGCGACGCCAAGCGCGCCGAAGGCCTTCTTCGCCACGCCGACCGCGTTCTCGATGCCGCCCATCGCGTCGCCGACGGATTTCCGGGCGGCCGCCATGTCGGTCTGCAGGCGCGCGACGTTGGCGAGCAGCTGGATTTCGACGCTACTGACGATCGACATCTATGAGGTCGCCTTTTGAGTGTTCGCCGCTGCGATCGCCGTCTGGTCAATCGCGAGCAGCGTGTCGAGTTCCCACGTCGTGAGCCGCGTGCCGGTGAGCCGGCACCACGCCTCGACGTCCGATAGCGCAAGCGGCGAGGCGCCCATACCGGAACGCCTCGCCCCTGCGAGCGAGAGGAAGATCTCCCAGAGCGGGCGGACCGCCGCCGGGATTGCAGGCGCATCGAGTCGCGGGTCGACCTTGCCGGTCGATACCGCGTAGCGCTGCAGGTGAGTCCGTAGCGTCGCGCCGTCCTCGAGGCGCGTGCCGAGCTCGATCTCGCGCTCTGCCGCCGCGATTAGGGCGCGGCGGAGCGCTTGATAAAATTCTCGACGTCGTCGAGCGCCTCCTTCACCGCGCGACGGAACCAGCCCTTCGCCGGATCAGCGAGCAGCGCGAGGACGTTCTCCTTCGTGCAGGGCAGCGCCTGGCCGCCCTTGCCGATGCCGCGCCAGGCGAGGACGCACGAGGCCATGTGAACGGTCTCGTCCTCCTGCTCGTCGACCGGATCGTCGAGCTCGAGCTTGCCCGTGCGGGCGAGCTGCTTGCGCATCCGGCGCGCCTTGTCGAGCGCGTAGCTCTTGCGAACCGCGTGCTCGGGACCGGCAAGCGTGACGAACACGCCAGGCACCGGCTGGCCGTTGACCTTCAGGTTCACTTCCGCGGAGCCGATGTCCGCAATCGAATCGACGTCAAACAAAGTTTCTGTAGTCATATTTCCTCGCAGGGGTTGAACAAAGAAACCGGACACCGACCGGCCGCCCCTGCGAGAGGCGGTCCGGCCGGTGCCGGCAAATCGACGTCAGGCCGCCGAGTCCTGGATCGCGATCGTGGTCGCCTCGGTGGCGATGCCCGTGCCGCCGGCGGTGTTCAGGAGCGCCTGGAACGGGATCGTCTGGATGAGGCCGCCCTCGCCGTCCGACTTGGCCGCGCCGCCGAGCTTGATGCGCGGCAGGACGACGGTCAGGAAGTCCGAATCCTTTGCGCTGCCCGTCGTGAAGGCGGCGATCAGATCGAGCTCGGTCTCGTTGAGGAACGCATCGCGCAGCGTCACGCTGTCGAAGTACGCGGTCGCCTGGCCGGACACGAGGACGCGGCCGGGGAACAGGAACGGCACGGTATTCGAGCCGACCACCGGGTCGCCCGAATAATTGCTGTTGATGTCGACCGAGAGGCCGGTCAGCGTCGCGACGGTCGAGCCGCCCACGCGCAGCACGCCGTTCACGGCGGCCAGGCAGCCGGTCGTCGTCGCGGCGGTCGGCGAGGTGAAGTACTGCGACGCGGCGGTCGTCACGTTCTGTCCCATGACGTCAGCGTCGAAGGTCACCATTCCAGACGGCGGCATCGCGAGCGCGATCCGCGAGGCCTTGCAGCCCGAGAACACTTCCGACTGACCGAGGTCCGCGTAGAAGTGTTCGATCGAGAACGAGTTGTCGGTGTGCCCGGTGAGCGGCACGAACGACTTCTTGCCGGTGGCCGCGATGGTGCACGAGGCGATCGGGCCTTCGGCGGTCATCGTCGTGCCGTTGAGCACGATCCCAGTGATGACCGTGCCGGTGAGGCCGGTGACGAGCACGTTCTTGTTTAGGTTGTTCGCGTTCACCGAGCCCGCGGTGATGCGCACGACGTCGCCGACCTTGAAGCCGTCGGTGAGGTACGAACCCGAGCCGCGCGTGATCGTGTACGGGCCCGAGCCCGCGATCGTCAGCGAGACCGACGAGGCGGACGATCCGGCCACGAACGCCTTGCGCAGCGCCTGGGCGAAGAAGTCCTTGTACGTCGCCGGCGAGAGCTCGCCGGTGATTTTGCCGCTGACGCGGCGCACGCCGTGACGAAAGTCCGCGATCTGCTGATCGAGTCGGATCTCGTTCGACTGGTACGCGTCCTTCGCGAGGTCAAGGGTGGACTGAACGCGGCGCAGCGACTGAGCGCCGGAGGCGCTCGGTACGGTGCCGTAGGTCGATTCGGCCTTATAGGCCAGTTGCTTAAAAACGCCGGATGCTGGATTCGGCATGGTCGTACTCTCCTAGTATGAAAATGCCGCGCCCCGCGGCGGTAGTTGAACTAAATCTCTCGAAGCGTCACGAGGAAATCGACGGCTTGCGTGTAGAGCTGCACGTCGTCGTCCCGAATATCTGGACCCGCCGCCCCGCGAAGGATCGAGACGACCTCGATCGACGCCACGGTGCCGCGCTGGTAGTCGAGCGCCTTGCGGATCTCCTCGACGAGCGCCTTCTGCTCGCCGTAGGTCTTCGCGACCGCGGTGCACTCGATCCGCGACTGCACCAGGCTGTACCCGGCCGCCGCGTCGAGCGTGCGCAGAGGCACGGTCGATATGTGCTCGTAGCTGATCGCCGGCAGCGTCGTGCCCTGCGGAATCGGGCCCGGATAGATCCGAGCACCGACCAGGGCGGAGACGCCCGCGGCGTTGCCGAGCAGCGTCTTGACTACCTTCTCGGCTCTCATTCGTCGTCCTCGGCCGGGAGGAACTCCTCCGGCAGGTTGATGCCTTCCTTCGTCATGCGCTTGCGCAGCCGCTCGCGGAAGGCCTCAAGCGCGCTCGGTAACCGAGCGTCGAGCGCCGGTCGCATGAACGGCTTCTTCTTCACGCCTGGGTGCGCGACCTCAAGCGTGTGCGTGCCGTTGAACTTGAGCGGGCCGTTGCGCCCGCGAATGATGTGCGCGGCGGTTCCGAACTCGATGAACCGCGCGTAGAAGACCGACCGCTTGCCCTTTTGCTTGCCGCCGACCTTGACCTTCGCCTCGACGTTCGTCGTCCCGCGGACGAGCCGTGTCGAGACGCGGATCGAGTCGCGCAGGGTTCCCGTCTGCACCGGAGCGAGCCGCCGAGCCTCCTCGGCGATCTCCTTGCCGGCGGCGTTCAGAGCCCCGCGGAGGATGTTCGCGCGCAGCTTGTCGGGCAGCCCGGCGAGCAGCGTGTCGAGCTCGCGCAGGCCTTTAACCTCGAGGTCAAGCACTGTACTGCTCGCACGCCATCGACCAGCCGAGCTTCCGACCGACCTCGGCGAGCGAGGCGATCGCAAGCAATCGACCGTCGCCGTTCACGCGCACGCGCATATCCGTCGTGACGCCTGGGACGTAGCGCGTCGTCACCATCGTGAGACGCGTCATCGTCCGCAGCTGGTCGACGACCTTCTCGACGGAGTTAACGTCCCGAACCTCGGCCCAGACCTCGGCAAAGGTCGACCAGGTAACGACCTCGGCGCCGAAGTCGTCGCGCGTGACCGTCTTGCTTTCGATCGTGACGCGACGATCGAGACGACCGGCGCGCATTTAGAACCCGCGCA